GGAGACAGCAAATGACAGCCATCTTCCCCGACCCCCGAGAGGACAGCAAGCTCTTCCCGCCCCACGGCCCGCTTGCGCCACACCGCTGCGCGATCTGCAACGGCCGGTTCGAGGTGGGACAGCAGTTCTACAACTACGGCCAGGGCGAGGTGGTGCACACCGCCTGCCGGTTCTTTTTGCCAAAGGGGAGTACCAATGCTGACTGACAAGCAACTGAGCGAGCACCTGGCCCGCGTGGCAGGGGCCGAATCCGTCACCCTGCCGGCCGACACCTGGCAGGAGGTACTGCAAGAGCTGGAGCAGCGCCGTCGGGGCGACTTCCTGCGCGTGGGCAACTACTATTGCAAGGCCTTCCAAGGCGGGGAGAATTACTGGATCGGGAACACCGAAACCGGCGAGGGCATGCAAATCGGCCACCACAAGCTCTACCGCTACATCAACGACATCTGGAATAAGGAGTTCTAAAAATGCTGAGACCCGCAATCTTCTCGACCGAGGACCCACCCGTGCGCGTGGAAAACCTGGAGCTGCTGGAGTACATCCACGGCCTGCGCCGGAGAATCGAAGTGCAAAACGACCTGGCCGAATCCCTGGCCAAGGAAGTGCGCAAGTGCAAAGAGGAAATCGACAAGCTCTCGCTGGACCTGGCCATCAAGAACCAGGAAGTCCCGCCCGCCTGGCAGAAGGTGGCATCGTGAACGGGACCTTCGATAGCTTCCGGGAGTTTCAGGAGGCTATCAGGAAGGAGCTCGAACCACGGGCCACGGTCCAGGTGCTGGTCCTCACCATCAACGGGCACAAGGTGGTGTGCCTGGGGCCCGTGCTCCACGTCCCACCCCTGGGCATCCACGTCGGCGATGTCCAAGAGATCGAGTTCGGGGAGATCATCCCGGCCAACCTGGCCGTCAAGCTGCTGGATGGGTCACTCGCCGGTGGGGCGATGCAGTAGGAATCGGGGAATCCGGTCCGCCGGCAGACCACTGAGCGCCAGGTTCTCGATCCGGTTGTCCCACCAACGGCCATTGAGGTGTCGCAAAGGGGACTCGGGCCACGAACCATGGACCAAGAGCCAGACGATGTCCTGCACAGGATAGTGCTGGTTTCCGACCCGGATCAGGTACAGGTTGTTCGGCTGGCGCGACTGGTGGACACGGGCACCCCGCGAGGTGTGCTTTTGCCAGTGAACACGGCCCGAGCGCCGGCTGTAGCGGAAGAGGTACGGGATCAGGGTAAGATGGTCGTCGCTCATGCGGTCGTCCTCCTATGACGATGGTGTGGGAAGTGAGGCCCCGGTGTGTCGAGCACCGGGGCTTTGCGCATTTTAGGGCATGAAAGGGCGGAGGAGCAGGGGTCACGGACCACGGACCGGGGTTTGAGCCGCGCTAGTTACCAATTGGCTGGAGAAAAAAAAATTTATTTTTTTTTTTTTGAAAAGTGCAGTAATGAACGTAATGGTGTAAGAACCTTTATAGATCAATGGGTTAGAGCTATACAGGACTTTACAGGTGTGGTACAGGTGTAATTTGTATAAAAGTCGCGCGCGGGTGAATTTTTCAAAAAATATTTTTTCTCTTGGGTAAAAAAGACTATAGGGACCCCCTCTGGACTTGAGGCGGGCCTTCCCTGTATAGTTCGGGCATGTTGACAATTGACAATCACGTGCCCATGCCGAAAACGCATCAGCGGGAGAAGTACCCGTTCTATGACATGCGCGTCGGCGACAGTTTCCTGATCACCAACCCGGACAAGGTCAAGAACGCCCGCAGTGCCGCCTGGATGTTTTCCCAGCGGCACGACGGGGTGCGCTTTTCTATCCGCTGGCGCGAGGCCGACAAGGGCTGGCGCGTGTGGAGGGTGGCTTGATGAAGACCAACAAGGACGAGAAGTTCTTGGCGGGCAAAACCCTGGGTGGCCGGCCGGCCGTGGTCGAGGCCCGGATCACTGCGCCTGTGAAGCCGCACAAGCCCCGGCTGCTGACGCCGCAGGAATGGAAGTTCGTCGAGGAATTTTGCGCTGAAGACGGCCGCCTGAACATGCGCGAGGTGGCCATCCGGGCCGGATACAGCGAGGCCTGGGCGAAGAACCGGGCCCGCGAGCTCACCGACCCGGAGCTGAACCCGCACATCGTGGCCGCGATCCAGGAGCGCCGCAAAGAGCTGGGCGAAAAGTACGGGACCACGTACGAGCGGCACATGCGGGACTTGCAGTTGATCCGCGACCAGGCCCTGGCCGCTGGCGCGTATGGCGCGGCCGTGCAGGCCGAATACCGCCGGGGGCAAGCCCTGGGCACGATCTACATCGACCGCAAGGAAATCAGGCACGGGACCATCGACAGCATGTCCAAGGAAGAGGTCATGCGCAAGCTGGAGGAAATCCGCCGCTTGTATGGCCAGGGTGGGGGCCCTGTGATCGACATCACGCCCCGACAGTTGGAATCGGACCCTGAGCTGGCCGAGCTGCCAGACACTGCACCGGCCGAAGACCCTGAAGACGACAGCGCCGACGAGCGGCCGCCCGAGAACGGAGAACCCCATGCCAGTGAAGCCGGAGAGCCGCCTGTACAACCGAGTCCGGGAAAACCTCGAAAACTGCCGTATATCCCGGATTGAAAACCGGGTGAACCTGGGCATCCCCGACTGCCTGATCGCAATGAAGCCCGAGGGCATTTTTGTGCCCGTCGAGCTCAAGGTGGTGCGCCGTGGCCGCAAGGTGGAGCTGCGCCCGCATCAGGTGGCTTTCCACGTATCGCACGCGGACATGGGCTGCCCGACGTTCATCCTGGTGGAATATCACCCGCCGGGCACGGTGGCCGCGCGCAAGGCCGAGCTGCTGCTGTACCGTGGCGAGCAGGCCCTGGACCTGGTGAAGCTCGGGATTGACGCGGAGCCCCTGGACCGGTGGAACTACGCGGCCCCGATGTGGCACCGGCTGCGCCAGCACCTGGCCGAGAGTTGACAGTTAACACCGGCACGCGTTACCATGGCACGACCTGGGCATGGGCCCGGGCAACAGAAAGCGAGAAAACCATGCGCGTGAAAACTCTGATCGGCGCGGAATGCGCCTATGCCTGCATTCAATCCGGCCCGACGTCCCTGGACGTGCGCCTAAGCCCTGGAAAATCCGCCGCCGATAGTCTGCGCGAGACCGCCGACGCGTGGCGAGCCGAAGCCGGCCGCCTGCAACATCGGGCCATGCTACTGACCGAAGCCGCCGCCCAATTGGACGAAGACAAGCGAAGCGGCCGCCGGTATGCGTCGGCGTGACCGCCTGCGCTTGACCCGACCACCACGAAAACCCCCACCGGACCCGGACGGCCGGGCCGGCCTGGTGCGCCATGCGCGCACGGTGGCAAAGCTCGGGCTTTTTTGGCTGCTGCATGCCCTGATCAACGGCCGCTAAATTTTTTGCGCCGGGGGCGTTGACAGTTGATTTTTTGATGGCTTAAAATTTCGCCAGGCGTCGCGCTGGGCGACACCACCAGAAAGCGAGAAAGCGAGAAAGCGAGACCATCATGCTCAAGACCGTGACCGTATCGGGCAACAAAAAAACCGGCCCCATCGCCGTGACCTACCGCGCCGGCGCGCACCATGTTTTCGGGACCTGCCCGAAAACCTGCGCCCTGAACCCCCAGGGGGACCACGCGGCCGACCTGATCGACGCCGACTATCTGGCCGCCCTGCGCCAGGCCGTGCCGCGCAATGGCCAGGCCTGGACCTATTCGCATTTTCCGGCCGAGCTGCTGCCGGCACCGGCCGCCGGCGAGACCGTGATTAACGCGAGCTGCGACACCATGGCCGACGCCCTGGCCGCCGTGGCCATCGGCCGCCCGGCCGTGGTGGCCGCTCCGGCCGGCACGGTGTGGCCCTGCACGCGCGACGGGGTCCGGTTCGTGCAGTGCCCGGCCGAGCTGGCCGAAAATTTCAGCTGCGCGCAGTGTGGCAACGGCCGGCCATTGTGCGCCCGGGGGGATCGGGATTTTGTCGTGGTGTTCGTGGCGCATGGGTCCGGGGCCGCCCTGGTGGGATCGGACACCCCCGGCGGGTGCTACGGTAACGGGGGCCCGGTGCGCCTGCAGTGGAATGCGACGCGGAAAACCGGGGCCGCCGATGACGCGGCCGCCGTGGTGGGCTTTGCCCGGTCCCTGCCCCCGGGGTCCCTGCTGCGCCATCACGTGGTGGGGGACCTGGGCCAGGCGTGAAAAAATTTTCGGCCGGGGGCTTGCGCCCCTGGATTTTTTTAGACTAAAATTCAGGCGTCGGGCAATTCCGCCCGGCGCAACTTTAGAAAGCGAGAAAGAAAATGGCTCACATGATCGACACCACCACCGGCCGCGCTGCAATGGCTTACGCCGGGCAAACCCCCTGGCATGGCCTGGGCCAGGCACTGACCCCCGGGGCCAGTATTGAGACCTGGACCCGTGAAGCCGGCCTAGGCTATACCGTCCTGGAATCCCCCGTCCGGTATGACACCCCGGCCGCCACCGAGCCCCAGACCTGGCCGGCCCGTAAGGTCCTGCACCGGTCCGACACCGGCGCGCCCCTGGCCGTCGTGTCCGACAGTTACCACGTCGTCCAACCTGGCCAGGTCATGGATTTTTTCCGTCAGCTTGTCGAGCTCGGGGGTTTTGAGCTTGAGACCGCCGGGGCCCTGAGCGACGGCCGCCGGGTGTGGGCCCTGGCCAGTGTGGGCGACGCGGCCCCCGTGGTTTCCCGGGACCTGGTGAAGCCCTACCTGCTGCTGGGCACGTCCTATGATGGGACCATGGCCACGGTGGCAAAATTTACCGCCATCCGCGTGGTGTGCAATAACACCATCACGGCCGCCGTCGGGGGCTATTCCGCCGGCCGCGTGATCAAGGGCGAGGCCGAGCAAAGCCTGGGCTACCTGAAATCGGCCGTGCGGGTTTTGCATTCCGAGCGATTCGACGCCGACGCCGTGCGCCTGCAACTGGGCATTGTGGCCGGTGCCTGGGAGTCGTTCCTGGTGCAGTCGCGCCAGCTTGCCGATGTCCCCATGGGGCCGGCCGATGCGGATGAATTCCTGGCCGAGCTTCTGGCCCCGTACCACACCAGCGCGAAGCCTCTGCAGGAAAGCAAAGCTTACCGTCAGGTCCTGGAGCTTTTCAACGGCCGCGCCATCGGATCGGACCTGCCCGGCGTGGCCGGTACCCGGTGGGCCATGCTCAATGCCGTGACCGAGCTTGTAGACCATGCGCGCGGCCGCTCGAATAACACCCGGATCGAATCGGCATGGTTCGGTGCCGGTGCGGCCCTGAAAGCCCGGGCCGCCGAGCTGCTGGCCGCCGACCTGGTGGGGGCCTGATCATGGGGTGGCTTTTCTCTCCGAGCTGGGCCACCCGTGCCGACCTGGTGCGCCACCTGCGCCGGCCGGCACGTTTCGGCGATAACCTGGAGCTGGTGCGCGCCTGCACCGTCGGGAATCATCACTGGTACCTGGTGCGCGAGCGGGCCACCGGCCTGCACTGGATCGGCCTAGACCTGCTGCAATCCGGCCGGGGCGACGGGTGGGGGTATAAAGACCTGGACGAATCGGTGGGGCCCTGCGCGCAGGACTGCCCCCTGGCCTACCTGGCCGCCCCGCATGCCGAGCGCGACGGGTGGGCCCGGCAGTGGCGCGAGCGGGTCCGGGCCTACCATGCCGGCCGCCAGGCCCGGCCCGCCCCTGCCCCTGGCGCTTGGGTGCAGTATGGGGGCCGGGCTTACCGCCTGATTGAGCCCGCCGGGCCGCGTCGGGGGTGGCGCGTGGCCGACGAGCTGGGCGACACTTACCGCATGCAAGCCCGCCAGCTCGCCCGGGCCGAGCCCTGCGAAAACCCGGGGCCCGCCCGCCAGGCCATGGCCGCCTGAGCTGCTGCACCTGGTGCCCGAGCCCGGCCGCGTGCCGGGCTTTTTTGTGCCTGGCCGCCGGGGGCTTGCAGGCCCTGGATTTTTTAGACTAAAATTCCGACACCGGCCGCCGTGGCCGGCATTTTCAGAAAGCGAGAAAGACCATGGGAAATCGAGCCGTTATCACTTTTGCCCCTGAGGGCGTGCCCGCCGTCGGGGTGTATCTGCATTGGAACGGGGGAGCCGAGAGCGTGCGGGCATTCCTGGACACCTGCAGGGCCCGGGGCTACCGGTGCCCCGTGTCGGACCCGGCCTATGCCATGGCCGGCCTGGTGGGCGTGATCCGGGAATTTTTCGGCCCGGGTGGCCTGAGCCTGGGCGTGGACCTGGTGGGCCGCCTGGATTGTGACAATTGGGACAATGGGGTTTATCAGGTGGGCGAGAGCTGGGCCGTGGTGGGCCGATGGGGCAAGGGGTCCGAGAGCCTGGCCGCCACCGTGGCCCCCTTGCATGGCCAGGCCCTGGCCAAGTATCGGGGGATCATGGCGCAGCTCACCGAGAGCCTGGCCGCCACCGTGGCGCACCAGTCGCGCGCAGGGGCCGCAGCATGAAGGCCGGCGCAGTGGTGGGCCGCCTGGTGCAGGTGCAGGCCGTGCAGGCCGTCGGCCGCGTGCGCGTCGGCCATGATCGGGAATGGTCCGAATATCGGGTGCAGGCCTGGGACCCGGCCGGCCGCCTGGTGGCCGAATATCACACCGACGACAAGGGCGACGCCCTGGACACGGCCGCCCGGATTTTGCAGGACCTGGCCGCCCGGGCCGGCATGCCCGCCTGATCCGGTCCCCTGGCATGCGCCCCGAGCCCGGCCAGGTGCCGGGCTTTTTTGCGCCCGGTATCGCACGCCGAGCCCTTATCTATGTCTTTTTTGCATGGCCCCATGCGCCGGCCGCATGCGGGTAAACCTGCCCCCTGAGCTCGGCCGCCTGAGCCCCGATCCGTGGCCGGTGTATCGCACGCCCTGGCCCCTGGGCCGTGGCCCGAGCTGCGCCGGCCTGGCCCCCGGGCCGTGCTACCTGGTGCGCACCTGGTGGGCCGCCGGCCGTGGTCCCTGGGCCGTGGCCCGCGTGCCTGGTGCCTGGTGGCGTGCTTCCTGGTGCGCGCCCTGGTGCGCCTGGTGCCTGGTGCGCGGCCCCCGATCCTGGCCACCTGGTGGCCGATCCGTGGCCCCCGGCGCGTGCGCCCTGGTGGCCGCCGGCCGTGGCGCGTGCGCCTGGTGGCGTGCGCCCGGTGCGTGGCCGCCGGTGCCCGGTCCGGGTCCCCCGGCCGCCGGCGCGCGGCCCCCGGGTGGGGTGGCCGGGCCCAAAAAACGGCCCCGGTCGCGGTTGACGAAGGCCTTGGCCCGGTTTTACGCAGTCAGTGGTGGCCAGAACAGTTTTCCTGTTCCCCGGAAACAGGCCCCCTTTGCAAAAACTCGATTTCGGCTTGCAATTTTTCGTGGAACAAATACAATTCGTTCCATGAAAACAACGTGCTCTAAATGTGGCCAGCCCAACGACCGCCTGCCCCAGCGGTACTGCCGCGTGTGCCATGCTGCATACGCCAGGGCCACTCGCCCACGGCACGCGGACCTGCCGCCGGATCAGCGCCAGCGCGCCAATGCCCGTGCTTATGCCAACGTGTACCAGCGCCGGGGCAAGATCACACCCGAGCCCTGTTCCATGTGCCGTGACCCAGTCGCCCAGAAGCACCACGAGGACTACAGCCAGCCGCTGCAAGTCAGGTGGTTGTGCCGAAAATGTCACCTGACCGTGCATACTGGCGACAAAACTCTCCACGTGAAACCATGAGCCATCCTGTCCCCGACGACGTTGAAGCCGAGCGCCTGAGGCTCGAATACCGACTCGCGCAACTGCAGACGCAGGAGCGAGCGAGGACTCACTTCATCGATTTCGTGCGCTACGTCTGGCCCGAGGCGATCCTGGGCGCGCACCATGAAAAGATGGCCAAGGCCTTTGACCGGATCGCCAACGGCACGCTCAAGCGCCTGATCATCAACATGCCGCCCCGGCACACGAAGTCTGAGTTCGCGTCCTATCTCCTGCCTGCGTACCTCATGGGAAGAGACCCGCGAACCAAGGCCATTGAAGCGACCCACAACAGCGAGCTCGCCGTGCGCTTTGGCCGCAAGGTCCGTGATCTGATGGACCAGCCCAACTACAAGGAGCTCTTCCCCGAGGTGAGCCTGAAGCAGGATTCGAAGGCTGCCGGCCGGTGGGACACGAACCGTGGTGGGGAATACTTTGCTGTCGGTGTCGGCGGCGCGATGACCGGTCGCGGTGCGGACGTCTTGATCATCGATGACCCGCATTCCGAGCAGGATGCTTTGTCGGACCTGGCTTTGGACAACGCGTGGGAGTGGTACCAGGGCGGTCCTCGTACCCGACTGCAGCCGGGCGGAGCCATCGTGGTGGTGATGACCCGGTGGGGCACCAAGGACATGACGGCCCGCTTGATCAAGGCCCAGTCCTCGCACAACGCTGACAAGTGGGAGGTCATCGAGCTGCCTGCCATCATGCCTTCGGGTAAACCCCTATGGCCAGAGTTCTGGAAGCTCGAAGAGCTCTTGGCGGTCAAGGCCTCGCTGTCGGTGCAGAAGTGGAACGCGATGTACCAGCAGCAGCCCACGAACGACGAGGGCGCGATCTTGAAGCGCGAGTGGTGGCGCGTGTGGCCACACACTGAGCCGCCGTTGGTGAACTACATCATCCAGACCATGGACACGGCCTACTCGAAGAAGGAGACGGCCGACTTCTCTGTCATCACGACCTGGGGTGTGTTCTACCTGGACGAGGACTCGGGGGCCAACATCATCTTGCTGGACGTCAAGCGCGGGCGCTGGGATTTCCCGGAGCTCAAGCGTGTGGCCAAGGAGCAGTACGACCACTGGCAGCCGGACAACCTCTTGATCGAGGCCAAGGCAACGGGCACCCCGCTGCAGCAGGAGCTGCGCCGGATGAACATCCCGGTGACGATGTACTCGCCGGGCGGGCGCAAGGCAGGCACGGACAAGGTCTCACGGGCCAACTCTGTTGCGCCGATCCTGGAGTCGGGCATCGTGTGGGCACCGGACACGGACTGGGCGGAAGAATTGGTCGAGGAATGCGCGGC